CCCTATTAAGTCTATATTGTCCTCAATCGACTCAATCGGTAAAGCATTTGGAAAAAACTTTGATTTAGTTGGTAAATTCGATTCATTATTGGATAGTGGAGCAGGATTAATATTCGACCCCGATAAGATAAGGGAAGAGGGTGATAAGGCTTATAAAGAACAAGAAAAAGCCTTATTAAAATTAAAGAACCAAAAGGCTGGTTATGAATTACAGCAAAGAGGTGGCACGGGTGCAAAAGACGATACAGCTGAAAAAGCACTACAAAAAGAAATTGATGACGAAAACAAACGTCAAGAAGCTATCGACAAACTTCGTGCTGATTACATTCTAAAAAAACAAGAACTTGATGCAAAGGAAGCGCTTGACAAAATAGAATTAGACAAACAAAGAGCGTTACAAGAATTAGAAGCATTGAACGCAACGGAAGCCGAGAAAGTAGAATTATTAAATTACTACAATCAACTTTTGGCGGATGAGAGTGTGCGAATATTAAATGAACGTATTGCAAAAGAATCGGAAGCTAAACAAAAACAAGCTGAGGACGATATTGAGAGAGCGAAAATAGTAGCCGAAGCAGAACAAAAAATACGAGATGCTAAAATGATGGCTATTGAGGGCGGTATTGGTTTATTAAAAACATTAGCGGGTAAAAACAAGGCGCTACAAAAAGCATCAATTATAGCAGAATCAGCACTTGCAATTCACGGTATTATTTTGAATAAGCAAAAAGCGGATGCTGGCGCATTAGCTTGGTCTCAATCATTACCGCCTGGCGCAAGTCAAGCCTATTTAATATCTCAAAAGGTATTAAACAAAGTAAATGCTGGTATTGGGATAGCAACAACAATCGCAGCGACAGCAAAGGCGTTAAGTCAAATCGGAAGCGGCGGAAGTGGAGGAAGCGCACCAACAACAAGCGACAACGGCGGTGGTGGCTCATCATCAGCACCACAATTTAACGTAGTTGGAAATTCGGGAGTTAATCAAATAGCGCAAACAATAGGACAGCAACAACCTATTCAGGCGTATGTAGTAGCGAATGCGGTTACCACACAACAAGCACTTGACAGAAACATTATTAACAATGCTTCACTCGGGTAAAATATTTTTAAAAGTTGTAACAAAGTAAAAATTTAATCGTTAAACAAAAAATGAAAAGATACGAATTATTTATAAATGATGAAACCGATAACGGTGTTTATGCTATTTCTTTAGTGGATAGACCCGCAATGGAATCAAATTTCATTACATTATCAAAGGACGAGGTTAAACTTGCCGAGATAAGTAATGAAAAGCGTATTTTATTAGGCGCATTAATGATACCTAACAAAATCATTCCTAGATATAAAAAGGGGTTAGGTGATTATGAAATATTTTTTTCTAAAGAAACCGTAGAAAAGTCAAGTCAATTATTTTTAAGAAAGGGAATGCAAAACAACTCAACAATAGACCATTTGTTTTTTTCTGATAATGTGTCGGCGGTTGAAAGTTGGATTGTTGCAGACGAAACACACGATAAGAGTAGATTGTACGGTTTAAGTGTCCCTATTGGTACTTGGATGGTAGCATTAAAGATTTACAACGACGATGTTTGGGACGATTACGTTAAAACGGGAAAAGTTAAAGGATTTAGCTTAGAGGGGTTTTTTGATGACAAAGTCAGCTTATCAGAAAACGAAGTATTGATTAATAAGATTAAAGAATTATTAAAATAAATTTATGGATATTGTAAACAAAATTAGAGAACTTTTAGGAATGGAAATCAAACTTGAACAAGCCAAGTTGATGGACGGAACTGCGCTTGAATTTGAGAAATTAGAAACGGGTGTGAACATCTTTATAGTAAACGGTGAGGATAGAATACCATTGCCAATTGGCGAGTACGAACTAGAGGATGGTAGATTAATAGTAATTACCGAAGAGGGAATTATTGCAGAAATCAAAGAGAAAGCACAAGAACCACAAGCGCCAGCACAGCAACAAATGGAGGGTGATTTTGTAACTAAAGCGGAATTTGACGAACTAAAAAAACTTGTTGAAAGTTTGAAGCAACCTGAAAAAATGGCTGCAATCGAACCTGAAAATGTTACGGTTAATAAACCTGAAAGATTTGTAGTTGTTGAGCCAGTAGATTTATCAGCAGAACCAAAACCTTTCGTACACAATCCCGATAGTGTTACGACTACAAACATACATATCGGGAACGAATCATTAGTTGAATTTTTAAACAAAAAAGTAAAATAACATGGGAGTAGTATTTAGAGAATTGACAGCGAGCGCAACAGTTGAAACAGTCGCAGCCGCAAAGACATTAACGGTTTCCGATAGCGCAAAGACATTCGTATTATCAGCAGCCGCTGGAGCAGCAATTACATTACCAACTTTAAGAAGTGGCTTGTATTTTAGATTTATTGTTGGTAGCGCATTTGCAACAACTAATTGGACTATCGTAGCATCAACAGCAAAGATACAAGGTGTTGTATTTGTAAATGATGCAGCCGTAGCTGGTTCAAACGAAAATACAATTTCATTCGTAGCTTCAGCAGAATCTATTGGGGATTATGTAGATGTAATTTCAGACGGAACGAATTGGTATGTATCAGGATTAGGAGTGACAGCAGGTTCTATCACATTAACCGCAGCATAATTATTAATTTTAAACAACATTAAACAATGGCAACAACCTTAACAGTGAGTTCAAATTACGCAGGTAAAGATGCGGGTGAGTTGATGGGTAAAGCATTCAAAGAAAGCCCTACACTTGCAAAAGGATTGGTGACGGTATTACCCGACATCGATTTCAAAATTTCAGTAAAGAAAATTGAGTATTCAAATGGTCGTCAAGATTACGCTTGTGGTTTCAATCCACTTGGTTCAATTACCTTGAGTGAAAAAACTCTAGAGCCTAAAAAAATCAAAAACGAAAACGAAATCTGTAAAGAGGATTTAAGACAAATCTGGTCATCTGCATCAATGGGATTTTCTGCTCATAATGACAACCCACCTAAAGACGTGGAAACCGCATTATTGGCTAATATCTTAGGCGACACAGCAGAGCAAACAGAAATTGATATTTGGCAAGGTGTTTCTGCTACTTCAGGTCGTTTCGGTGGGTTCATTCCTTTATTTACAGCAGATAGCACAGTTATTAAAGCAGGCAGCGGTATTACATCAGCAAACGCAGCAGTTACTAAATCAAACGTAATTGCAGAGATTGAAAAAGTATTGAACGCAACACCCGTAGCAATCAGAAATAAAGCTGATTTAGTATTTGGAGTTTCCGCAAACATCGCACTTGCATACACACAAGCGTTAGTTTCCGCTGGTATTTCCAACGGTTTAGGTGGTTCTGATATGGTGTTACAGTACGGAGTTTACAAAATGACCGTAATCGACGGATTACCTGACAATACTTTTGCGGTTTACCAAAAGAAAAATTTGTTTTTCGGAACCGGTTTGTTAGCAGACCATAACGAAATCAGAATTAAAGACATGGATGAATCTGATTTGAGCGGTCAAGTTAGATACAAAATGGTTTATACCGCAGGAGTTCAATACGCATACGGTGCTGAAATCGTTTGGTACTTAACAACAACCTAACATATGAGTTGTGATATTTCATTAGGTAGATTAGAGCCGTGTAAAAACACGGTAGGCGGGTTAAAGGCTGTATATTTCTGTAATTTCGGTGACATGACGGGGGTAACTTATGATGTCACCGATACAGACGAAATTGCAACCGTAACGGGAACGCCAACGGCTTACAAATATGATTTGAAAGGAACTAACAATTTCACTCAAAACATAGTTACAAGCCGAGAAAATGGAACTACTTACTTTGAGCAAGTTTTAGAACTTACTCTAAAGGGATTAAATGTTAAAACCAACAAAGAGTTGAAAATGTTGGCATACGGCAGACCGCAAGTTGTGGTTGAGGATAACAACGGTAATTTCTTTTTAGCCGGATTAGAGAACGGAATGGAAGTAACTGGCGGAACGGTTGTAACTGGTGCTGCAATGGGTGATTTATCAGGATATACTTTAACCTTAACGGGGCAGGAAAAAGTAGCTGCCAACTTCATTGGAGTTAGTTTATCAACAGCTGGCTTCACAGTTACTGCGGGAACTTAGTTTTTTCATAGTTTTATAATTATTATTTGTAAACCCCTATCATTAAATTGGTAGGGGTTTTTGTTTTCGTATTAATAAAATAATTATATTTGCATAAATTAAAATAATAAAATAATGAATCAATTAAACCAAATTACACACAAAATAAAACACAATATTGGTGATGTTGTATTTTTAAAAACAGATAGCGAGCAATTCGATAGAATTATTACAGGAATTATGTTACACCCACAAAATGCAGTTACTTATAGATTGTCTTGTGGCACAATTGAAACGTGGCATTATGATATTGAGATAAGTGATGAAATCGATGTTTTAAAGACTTTAAATAAAAACGAAATAAGCTAATAAAGTGTAACAAAATTAAAAAAATATCGTTTAACAAAAAAAGTATAATGGTTACATTATTAGAATCAGAATCTGAACAAGATTTAAAATTAATATTAAACGGAGGAATAGGTGACGAACTTATTATAATTGACGAGGGCGGAAATTCAGAAACCTTTGATATTATTACTTACCGTGAAAAATACTATCAAATTATAACAATGGTTTATCCAATTAAAGAGGGCAAAACCTACACAATTATAGTTAAATTTGAGGGTGTGCAAGTTTATAAAGGTAAATTATTTTGCACGAATCAAACCGACTATTCAATAAACAAAGATACTTACAATGAAAAGACAAGCGACAATACCTACATCATTATCGACTAATTTTCCATTTGTCATTAATTTATCAGCATACGAAGCACCAAAGATAAAAGAGCAGTCAAATTTGGATTACATCGAGTATGGGGAAAAAAACGATTACTTTCAATACTTGATAGATTGTTATTTGCACTCAACTACAAATCAGGCAATCATTACGGGGGTTGCTAATATGATTTATGGCAAAGGTTTAGACGCCACGGACAGCGCAAATAAACCAATGGAATATGCAAGGCTAAAGTCTTTAATTTCAGATGGAGAGTTAAAGAAAGTTGCAACCGATAGAAAGATATTAGGAATGGGTGCAATGCAATTAATATACGACAAAAAGAAACTCGTTAAGATTGCACATTTTCCAATGAACACCTTAAGAGCAGGAAAAGCAAACGACAAAGGCGAAATCGAAAAATGGGCGTACCATCCAGATTGGGCAAAAAAAAGAAATAAAGATGAAATAAAATGGTTTCCATCTTTTGGGTATGGAAATGGAAATGAAATTGAATTATTTGTTATAAAGCCGTATGTAGCGGGTTCGTTCTACTACTCTCCAATTGATTACAATGGTGCGTTACCTTATGCGAACTTAGAGCGTGAAATTTCCACGTATTTAACAAACGATGTTATGAACGGGTTTAGTGGTACAAAGGTTGTGAACTTCAATAACAACGTGCCGCCTGAAGAAAAAAGAAAAGAAATATCAAACGACGTTAAGAAAAAATTAACGGGTTCTGCTGGTGCGAAAGTAATCGTATCATTCAATCAAGACGTTGCAAATAAAACAACGGTTGAGGATATACCATTGAACGATGCGCCTGAACATTACAGATATTTAGCAGAACAATGTTTTGAAAAAATGATTGTCGGTCATAGAATTACAAG